CTTGCTACAGTCTTCGCTCTTTATGTTTCGACACGAGCGGAAAATGCTGCAATTGGTGTATTCTAGTAAGACTCGAAATTAGGACTTCATGGCTTCTATTTGGCAAAGACTATTCGGCACAGAAATCGAAAAGCGAGCAGCACAGCCAACTATCCCAACCAGGACGGCTGCAGTTGTCACGCCTGAAACAGCTCTGACCCTAACTGCCGTTTATCGAGCAGTTCAAATCATTGCAACCCCAATCAGCAAGATGCCAATCAACACCTATCGCTATGCAACCGGTGTTGAGCTAAAGATTGAAAATCCAGTTCTGGTCAATAAGCCAGATATCAACAGCAACCGCCGAGACTTCCTATATCAAACAGTTGTCAGCCTTGCTCTGGAGGGCAATGCATTCTGGTTCAAGAGTTACGGCTCAAGCGGACAGGTCAACAACCTAACCATCCTGCCAGCATCTGCAGTTGGAGTTAGATACAAAGACCAGAATGACATAACCAAGGGCGTTGTTTTTGACTACTTGGGAACAACCTATTCACAGAATGAGATTGAGCACCTAAAGCTTTTCACAAAACCAGGAAACCTCCGAGGCATTGCTCCTATTGAAGCAGCCCGAGCAGATGTTTCTGCAGCGCTTGACCTCAGAGACTATGCAAAGAATTGGTTTAGCTCTGCCGGTGTTCCAACTGGAATTCTAAAGACAGCTCAATCACTAAACCTCGAGCAGGCAGAAGCTGTCACCGCTAACTGGCACAATAAGCAACAGAACAGACAGGTTGCAGTGTTGGGCAATGGTTTTGATTACCAGCCAATTGCATTATCTCCAAGAGAAGCACTATTCACTGACATTGTTGAACAGAACACTGTTTCAATTGCTCGTCTGTTTGGTATTCCAGCCAGAATGCTCATCACCTCAATTCCAGGTGGCTCTGACACTTATGCGAATGTCCAGGATGAGGCAAAGGTTTTCTATCAGACAACTCTTTCGGCTTACACCGATGCAATTAGCGATGCCATGAGCAATTGCTTGCCTAGAGGCACAAGAGTTGAATTTGACTGGCAACACTTATTCAGGGCAGATGTTTCTGCTCGCTACAACTACTATGCAACAGGAATTGCTGCAGGCTTCCTAACTATCGAGGAAGTAAGAGAGAAAGAGGGGCTCAATGCCTGAACTAGAAATTAGACACTTCGAGGCGAGAGCCAACATTGAAGAAAGAGAAATCATTGGCATTGCAGTTCCATATGATGAATTGGCTGATTTGGGTGGAGGCGTGAAAGAGCGCTTTGAGCCAGGTGCAATTGAGTCAGTAGAGGATGTAAAGCTTTTCTATGGGCATGAAGACCCAATTGGCAAAGTGCTAGAGGGCAAAGACACCGAGGCTGGTTTTGAGATTCGGGCTAGGGTCAGCGAGACCCCAAAGGGCGATGAGGTATTGACTCTCATGCGTGACGGGGTATTGAACAAGTTTAGCGTGGGATTCTTCCCAGTAGATTCCGAGCGTGATGGCTCGACAATAATTCGCAAGAAAGTTGACTTAAGGGAGGTCTCCGTAGTGAGCATCCCAGCTTTCTCAAAGGCGAATATTACCGAGGTTAGAGAACAGCAGGCTCAATCCGAGCCTGAAGCTCTGCCTCAAGAACAAGAAAGAAAATCCATGTCAGAAAACATTGAATTGGATGTTCGCTCTGTTCAGGATGAGGTTGCAGAATTGCGCCGAGTCGTTGAGGCAGGACTAACTCCATCAACCCCAGCCGTTATTGGCTCACAGATTCGCTCTCAGGGTGAATATGCAAAGGCTCTTCTAAAGGGTGACGAGGATGCAAAGGCTCTTGCTCGAGCAGCTTCCACTTCTGCAGATGCAGCAATCCTCCCTCCATTTGTTGGATACATTGACACCCTAATCAACAACAACCGACCAACTGCAAGCGCATTCTCTCGTGGAGCTCTTCCAGGTTCTGGGCTATCTGTTGAATATGTCAAGATTGACAGCAACACCCTTGCAGTAGATGTTCAGGCAACTGAGAACACCGCTCTCGAGTTCGGCAACCTAACTTTCGAGACTGTTTCTGCAGATGTCAAGACCTATGGTGGATACACCAGCTTCTCACGCCAGTATGTTGAGCGAGCAACTGTTGACACTCTAAACCAGGTCTTCCAGGGTCTAACTATTGCTTACGCAAACGCAACCAACAAGGCTGTTGTCGATGTTGTTGAAGGTCTTGACTACACTGGCAAGACTTTCGATGCAGACGGACAGACCCCAAGCTCACTTGCTGAGGGTATTGCTAACGCTTCTGCTTACATTTTCACCAACACTGGTCTCCGTCCAGAATTCATTCTGACTGGAACTTCTGGCTATGTGAAGATGGTAAAGGTAGCTGCAACCGATGGCAGACTTGCTCTATCGGCTAACGGCGATGGCATGAACACTGTTGGCTCTGCTAACATTCCAGGTCTTTCTGGCTCAGTGTTTGGTCTGCCAATCATTGTTGACCCAGCAATCGCTGGTGACAATGTATTCCTAGCCAACTCCGCTGCTGTTATCAGCTGGGAGTCTGCAGGCGCTCCAGTTCGCTTGACCTCGGGTGACATTACTACCCTAGAAGACAGCGTTTCTGTTTACGGATACATGGCAATTGCAACTCCAAGAGTTGCTGCAATTGTCAAGCTGGATGTTGCTGCCTAATTAGGAGAATAAATGGCTCATGTTACGCTCGCTGACTTACAGGCTTATATTGGCACTGATGAGACAGGCACATTCATTGAGGAATGTTTGGATGCTGGCAAGGCTCTGGTCAACAATTATGTTGGTGATGCAGAAGTTCCTAGTCACATTCACTTCCAAGCTGAATTGATTGCTGCAAGCGAGTTGTTTCACCGCCGTAGTGCTCCAAATGGCATTGCTCAATTTGCAAGCATGGATGGACAGCCTGTCAGAGTCGGTAGAGACCCTCTGGCAGCTGTCTACCCATTGCTGCTCCCATTTTGTGGATATGGTGTATGACAAGCGAAATCACACTTTCAAAGGCTGAGTTCAAACTCGACCTTGAAGAGGCTGGGCTAACTGTTCTGGACTACATTCCAGAGCGTATTGTTCCGCCTATTGTGATTATCAACAATCGGACACCCTACCTGACACCGAGCAGGCTAGGCACTGAATACCTCCTCAATCTCGAATTGGTTCTGGTTGCTTCAACAGCAACAAACAAGCAAGCCTCCGAGAATCTTGACCAAGCAATTGAGAATGCTCTCAAGGCAATGCCAAGATATGCAAGGGTTTTGCAAGTAAATGAGCCCTATGAGATGCAGACAAATAACGCAAGCTATCTGACCGCTTCAATTAGCGTGGAACTAGAAATCACTATTTAGAAAGAAAACAAATGGCAACCTCAACTCGAATCAAAGCGCAAGATATCAAGTTCCTTATTGGAGCAACTGAATATGCTTGTGATGCAACAAACATTGAGCTGGCTTCTCAGGATGCGCCTGGGGATGTGCAGACCTTCTGTGAAATGACTGTCGGTCAAGAGTGGACTTTGACTCTCGAGGGAATTACCTCTGGAGATGACACTTCTCTTTACCGAGTGCTATGGGCTAACTTTGGCTCAACTGCAGTCTTCACAATTGCTCCAAACGGCAATGCAACAGCAACAGCCGATGAGCCTCACTACACTGGAACAGTCAAGTTTGATGCACTGCCTCCACTGTCACTGACTAGCAATGAGACCTCAACATTCTCTGTTGCACTAACTGTTGTCAACACTCCTCACGACCCAGCAAATGATGTCTGGTATGGCGTGGAGATTGTAACCGCCTAGCATGGCTGTCCAACCTAACGGGGTCAAGGTAGTCGGTCTCAAGCAGGTTTCAAGAGCTCTCAAAGCAATTGGCGCTCCAAAAGAGGAAGTCAAGCAAGCTGGTAAAGAGGCTGGAGACATTGTTGCTAATACCGCTAAAGGTCTTGCCCCCGTTAGGTCTGGGAAACTAAGAGATTCAATCCGAGTCAAATCAAACCCAAATGGGTCTGTCAGGGTTGAAGCTGGAAACAATAGAACTGGCAAAAGCGGAGTTCCATATGCTAATCCAATTCACTGGGGTTGGTTCTATGACCGCAATAATTTCATAAAAAAGAATATCAAACCTAATCCATTCTTCAATAAAGCGTTAGGCTATACAAGACAGCAAGTCCTCGATACCTATTTCAGGAACATGGACAAGCTGATAACCCAATGGACAAGATTCAGGAGTGACAATGATTAAGTTTGAAGAGCTAACGCTAGGAGAGATTGAAGAGGTCGAGCTAATGCTCAACACCTCAATTGACCAAGCTTTTGCAGATGGCAAGCCAAAGGGCAGAGCGCTAAGAGTGCTTTACTTTGTTGCCAAAAAGCGTGAAGTGCCAGGATACAAATTTGAAGAAACCGAGAAGCTGACCCAGGCAGAAGCACTCAAGTTTTTGACTGGGGATGATTCAAAAA